TACAAGTATTTAATGAGTTTTGTAACAGGTAATCCAGAACATGATTTTTTTGAACAAAATGTTGAATTAAAAACTATTTCAACATTTAGTAATTTGCTAAAAGATTATTCTAAATCTGAAGCATCTAAAATTATGTGGAGTATATATCTGATGGAAGATCCTAATTCTAAGTTATATAGGATTCCAAAAGAAGATAGATTAAGAGAAATCAAATCTTCTTATTATCCAGAATTTGATACTAAAGTATTCAAAGAACATATTGCTTTATATACTAGGTATAACTTATCTAAGGAAGAATCTTTATTTAAAATCCAGATAGACAAGTTAGAAGAAGTGACTGCATATCTAAAAGAGTTAGAAGTAGAAGATGATTCTGATCTTAAGAAGATATTAGATATAAACAGTAAGTTAGGTAAAATGTGGGAGAATATTGAGAAGGCTAAAAAAAGAATGTTAGAATCTCAAGAGAAAACTATAATTAGGGCTGGAGCTAAGGAATCTGCCAGAGAAAAGCGCAAACGATGAAACTACAATTAGAATTTTTACCATTTCTTACTGACGGTGCTTTCTTTTTAGGAATTAGTGGAGGTAAAGTTGCTGTAAGTGGAGTAGCAGTAGATGAATTTACTTTTGAACCTTTAGAGGGGGCTTCTGAACAAGTTATAGGGGAATGCTTTACTTTGAGTATTGGATTGTTCTTTGTATCAATTGATTTATTTTTACATATGAAATTTTATGGCAGTACAGAAGATCAAAAGTAAAAAATTTGGAATAGGAGATGTTGTATGGTATAATATCCCAGAAAACTCAGAACCTGGAATTGTCATTGAATGTATATATTATTCTTCCATAGATACTTGGAAATATGAAGTATCTTTTGGTTTAGAGTATTCTAGTATTTTATGCACTGAAATAGAATTATCAGAAACAAAAGTTTTAGTATGAGTCCCTTAGAACAAAAATGGTTAGATTTGGAAAAAGAGTTACAAGAAGAAACAGATTTTATTAGGAAGTTGGAAATCAGAGATGAAATCTTAGATATTAAAAGACAACTTAATTTATTAAAACCAATAGACAGTGATTATGAGTGTGAAGGATGCGGATCTTAAAGCTCAGATTTTAAAAGATTTAGAAGAATTATATGAGGTTGCTTATTCATGCATTTGTCATTGTACAAATAATGTAGATAACAAATGTCCTTGTGCTACTAAAAAAACTCAGGAATCTATTAGTTTACTTTTAAAAACAAAGAGAGATTTAGAAAGAAAGTATGAGCTTTAAAGCTGTAAAGCTATTCCCAGATATTTATGATATTAAACCATTTATAAATAGAGAACATCCAATATTACATCCAGATAGTATTGATTATTCTAACTATTGGGAAAAAGAAGAAATAAAATGTTTAGAAGGCTTTTGGGGATTAGATAAAGCTGATAATAAGGGAGGGTGGCGATATATGCCCCCTTCCTTATATTTTTATATAAACTATTGTATAATAGCTGATGAAGATGAAAGGGGTAAGACCACTAGGATGATTAACCCTGATCTTAGAGATATAGATTGGTTAATACATTATGGATGGTTAACTGCTTTAGGTTTCTCAGGATTTCAAGGTGATGAAGAATATACATGTAACAGATTAGTTTATAAAATTGAAAACAATATAAAATTAACTCCTCAAGAAGAAGTCAGACTAAAGAGTTTGGAGTTCTTAAAAAAGGAGGATGGAGAATATAAAAAATATATAGAATCTAAAGAATATCTGTACAAGACATTTTCTAATCCTTTAGGTAAACCTATATACGATAATGATGCTAAAAACTTTTTCTTGTTAACTTCCCGTGCTACAGGAAAGTCTTATAGTGTATCAGGAATTCTTGCACAAACTTTCAATTTTTATGGTAAGAAATATTATGATGAAAGTTATTTAGATAATCCAGCTGCTGCAGAATTACTTGTAGGATCTTCTCAGACTTCTAAGTCAAATGAATTAATAAAGAAGTTTCTTACAATCCAGGAACATTTAAAGACAGGGCCTGGTGCATGGGGTAAAGGAGATGAATTTATACCTGGTTATTTTTATAATAACTGTACAGGTAAAACTGGACCAAATAATACAGATTCCCCATATAGACATGAATATAGAGCTCAAGAAGGAAAGATCTGGTTAAACAAAGGTACTGGTACAAAGTTGATACATGTTGCTTACGCTGATAACGCAGAAGCTGCAGTAGGTACTAGGCCTCAGATTATGGTGGTAGAAGAGTGTGGATTATCCTCAGATTTATTGAAAATACATGCTGCTAATGAAACATGTATGATTAGAAAGAATAAATTTGGATCTGCTTTATATTTAGGTTGCGTATGCAAAGGTTCTAAAGTATGGACAAACTCAGGAGAGTTTAAAAACATAGAAGATCTTAAAGTAGAAGATGGTATATTATCTCATGATTCAGAAACTGGTTTATTAAAACAAGATATTGAAGAAAGAAATGGTAGGGAGTTAACAGAGTGTTACAAAATAACTACTAATTCTGGTAGGGTTCTAAATTGTTCATATGATCATCCTATATATACTAAAAAAAGAAGACCCAATGGTTTATTAAGAAAAGACTTTGAATTTTTTGAAACTCAAATGTTATTTCCAGGGGATGTAATTGGAGTTATAGATAAAGTTGATATTTGGTCAGATAAAAGGATGTTTGATCCTTATTTAGTAGGAATGTTAATGTCTGATGGTACTTATGGTAATGGGCAAATGCCTAAAATTATGAATTCAGACGAAGAAGTATGGAATTATATTCATTCTAATCATAAAACAAAAGTACAAGAAGAACCTAAACTTACTAAAACTAGTAAAATATTAAGAAAAGAAAGAATATTAGAAGTAATCCCTGAGTTAAGGAATTTAGGGATAATGGGTCAAACCAAGTTAGATAAAAGATTACCAGAAAATATTCAATCTTATTCAAAAGAGGATGTTTGTAAATTAATAGCAGGACTATTTGATGGAGATGGTTGTATATATTTTAATGAAAAAACTAAATACTCAACTATAAAGTATACTTCAATAAGTAGATTATTAGTATATGATTTATTCTATCTATTAAATAAATTAGGAATACATTCTAAAATAAGAATAGAAGAGCCAAGAAAGACAAAAATTGCTAATGGTAAATACCAAACTTACAATCTCTATATTAAGGATAAATTAAGCTTAATAAGATTTTATGAAAATATTAATTTATTAGTAAAACACAAACAAGAGAAGTTAGATAAAATTTATCATAATACTAAAGACAATTATAGGACTAAACAGAATTACGATAAAGTAAAAAATTTAAGATTTGAAACTATTGTTGCTGTAGAAAATATAGGTGATCAAGAAGTATATAATTTAAAAGCTTTTGGTAATCATTGTTATTTAGCTAATGGTATTCAAACACATAATACAGGTGGTAACATAGATAAGATTAATGATTCTAAGATTATATTTGAAGATCCAGAAACATATGATTTTGTACCTTATCCTGATTTATGGGAAAACAGATCTAGACCTATAGGATGCTTTATTCCTGCTTATTATAGTAATAACGTATTTAAAGATCATAATGGTAATACAAATATAGAAGCAGCTTTAGAGCAGGAGTTACTAGAAAGAAAAAGAAAAGAACAAGCATCTAACTCTATGGCATTAGATGGGTATATGATGGCAAGACCATTAGTGCCTTCTGAGATGTTTTTATCATCTACTTCTAATTTATTCCCAACAGCTAAATTAAGACAAAGAGAAGCTGAAATAGAAACTAAAAATTTATTTGATATATATGCTTCTATAGGGGATTTAGAATGGGATGATGTAGATAAGAAATCTGTTAGGTGGAAAGAGGATTTAGGGCCTAGGCGTAAATCAAGACCTATTCAACATATGAATCTTGATCAATATAAAGCAAATCTAAATTCTGCAATTGTAGTATATGAACATCCTCCTGATAATATTCCTAATCCAACATATAGAAGATCTCTTTATAAAGTAGTTTATGACCCTGTAAAAGATGATGGTGGAGGAACTTCATTAGCATCTATTTTAGTATATAAAGGTTTTGCAGAAGAGTCTTGGAATGCAGGTATGCAGGATACCATAGTTGCAGAGATGTTATGTAGATATGATAAAGTAGATGACATACATGAAGTGGCTATCAAACTTGCTACTTATTATAACTCAATGATACTAGTAGAAAATAACTTACCTGGATTTATAAATTATTGTAAAATGAATGGTTTTGTACATAAATTACAAATCTGTCCATATGAAGCAATAAAGAAAGGTGGTATAAATTACGCTCATAAATATGAGTATGGAGTAACAATGACAAGACCCTTATCTATACATTGTGAACAATTAATAAGACAAATGTTATTAGAGCCTTGGAAAAAGTTAGATGATGGTGTCTTGTTATTAGGTTTAGATAAATTATATTCTTTAAGAATAATTAGAGAATTACAATCATATGATAGAGATGGTAACTATGACCATGTATCTTCTTTGAAGTTATTGGTACTTTGGTTATCACAAGAAAGAGATGTTGAAATCAAAGAAGATGATAAAAAAGAAGACCCTTATAATGACTTAAACAATTTTTTTAAAACACGTGTGAGAACTGTACATCCCCAAAAAAACAACTGGTATGCTTAACAATGACATATTTTCAAATTCCTATATTTTTAATCAACGCATTTCTTGGGATAAAAAGAAAGCAAATGATTTTGAATGGGCAGAAAAATGCGCAGAATACATAGATAATATGTATTCACCTCTTAATGATAAAGATCGTTCTGAGAGGTTAAACATGAATTATCAACTATATAATGGACATGGAGAAGAAGCAATGAAATCTTTTCATGGGGAAGATCATTCTGAACTTTTAGAAGAAGGTATTACTGCAGGATATGAAGGTATTCAACATCATCCTATCATTGATCAGATTGCCAAAGCTTTAGTAGGAGAACAGCAATTAAGACCTTTTACTCCCATAGCATTTGATTCTTCAGGTTATAGTATAAATGATAGAAAAGCTAAAAGACTCTCTCTTCTACAAGAGAGCATACATCAAAGAGTAATAGCTCCTTTACAAGAGCAAGTTACTCAACAGTATATGATGGAGAATAAAATAGAGGATCCTTACAAATTATCTCCAGAACAACAACAGCAAATGCAAGTAGACATTGGAGATAAGATTGAATCTATGACTCCAAAAGAGATTAATAGTTATATGCGTAAAGATTATAAATCTCCATCTGAAGCTCAAGCTCAAAAATTAATAGATTTCTTATCAGATTACTTAGATATTAAATATGTTACAGATGAAGGTTTTAAACATGCTATAATTACAGGAGAAGAAATATATAGGGTAGGTATTAGACATAATATGCCTTTTATAGAATTAGTTAATCCAATGGGTTTTTATCATTTGGGAAGACCTAATTCTATGTTTATTGAAGAAGGTGTTGCTGCTAAGTATGAGCAGTATGTAATGTATTCAGATATCTACAATTGGCATGGGGATGAAATAGGTAAGAAAAAAGACATAAAAAAGAAATTAGATTACTATGCTTCTCAAGGAATAATGAATCCTATGCAGCAAGTAATAGATTACCAAATATATTCTAATCCTACATATTTAGAAACTGCACCTCAAGTACAAACTCAAGAAGGCCAAGAATTTTTAAGAAACTTATTAGGTGGTGGTTCATCAGCAGTTAAGTCTGGAGATATCAGACATGTGCACATCACTTGGAAAGCTTTAAGAAGATTAAAGCAAATAAAAAGAATAGATCCAAAAACCAAAGAAAAAACTTCTTTTTGGGTTGATGAATCTTATCAGTTTAATCCTTTAAATGGTGATATAAAAGAATATGAAGCTTGGGTTCCAGAAGTTTGGGAATGTGAAAGAATTGGAAGTGGAGCAGATTCTATCTATTTAAATAAAAGACCTGTACCTTATCAATATAAATCTTTAAGTAATCCTTGGGATACTAAGTTACCTTATATAGGAGCTCAATACTCAAAGTTAATGGGTAATTCAAAAAATGTTGCTCCAATGGATTTAGGTAAACCTTGGCAATATAAGTTTAATGTACAGTTAGCAAAAATCCATGAATTAGAAGCTACTGACATGGGTAAGGTGTTTTTAACTTCTTTCCATGCAAAACCTAAAAATTGGTCTTGGCAGAAATTTATTTTAATGGCCAAGTATGGAAAGATAATTCCTATTGATCTACAACAAGAAGGAGTAACTCCAGCAGATGCTCAGATCTTTAAATCTCTGGATTTATCTACAATATCAGACTTAGCTGGAAAACTACAATACTTAGAGTTCATAAAGAACCAGGTTGCATTATCAATGAGTTATAATCCTTCCAGGTTAGGTATGCAGCAATCTTCTGTCAGTGTTACTAATAACCAGCAGAATATAATGCAATCTTCTTATCAAACTTATGATCTATTTAATACTCATAATAAAGTAGTAGAAAATTTAATGAATGTTCTTATAAATGTTGCTAGAGTAGCGTTTAAAGATAATCCACCTATCAAGACTTATGTCCTTGATGATATGTCAGTAGCAGAATTAGATATTGATTGGGAAATGTTATGGAGATCTGAATTAGCTATAAAAGTCAGAAATTCTTCTCAAGATTTTGAAAACATTCTTCAAGTAAGACAGCAAGCACAATCCATGATCCAAAATGGTCTTATCTCATTTCCTGAACTTATTAGATTACAATGGGCTAAGTCTGGTGCAGATATAATGAATATTGCAGAAGGTGCTGAAGAAAGAATGAAGCAACAGCAAGCAGAACAGCAACAAGCTCAACAAGAGCAGATGCAGCAACAAGCAGAAATTCAACAACAGCTTCAGAAAATGCAACAAGACTTTGAATTATTAAAACAGGCTAATGAGTTAATGTCCAGAGAAAAGCAAGCAGAAATTGAAAGTACAAGGTTTGCTAGACAAGAAGATATTAATCTAAATCAATTAGATGATGAATATGAAAAAGAACAAATGAAGATAGAAGCTGATCTATTTAAGTTTAATAAAGAGATGGAAGTTAAAATGCTAGAGATTGAACTTAAATATAGTGATATGGATGAAAAATCTAAATTAGAATTTGAAAAATTGAAAACACAAAAAGAAATTGAATTTAAAAAACTATTAGAGCAATCTAAGACTAAAGACAAAGAAATTGAAGTAAAAAGAATAGCAGCAAGAAAAAAGTCAGTTTCTAAGTAAAACTTTTAGCTATATGCTGCGAAAGTTTATTTTTATGAAAATAGTATATTTATTTTAAACAAAAACAAATTATTTATAACTTTAACCCAGATTTTATGACAGGAGGAAATAATGTCTCTGAATTTGAAGTACCAGTAGGATTTAAAATCAATATTGGAGAGATTCAGGAAGAACAGTACAAAGAAGAAAGTTACCCAGAAGAGGAGTATCTTGAAGAAGATTTAGACAAACAAGAAGATAATTCTGAAATTCCAGCAGCAGAGAATGCTGAAGATGATGATGATCCTTCAGATAAGGATGATGATGAAAAGGAAACAAATGAATATTCTGATTATTCAGATAGTGCACTTATTGCAATAGCTGAAATAAGAGAAGGTTTATTTGAAGGATTGGAAGAAAAAGATATCCCAAAAGATCTAGATCCCTTGAAGCTTAGAGAGTTATATAGAAAATCTAATGAGATTATTCTAAAACAAACTACTCAAGAACTTGCTTCAAGAGCAGGAGAAGCTGCTAAATACGTTGAATTCTTAATTGAAGGAGGAGATCCAAATGCTGTTAAACATGCACTTGAGTTCCAAGATTTATTAACACTAGACCCTTCAAAAGAAGAAGATCAAAAAACTCTTCTTTCAGAAGACTTAAGACGTAGAGGTATAGAAGAAGATGAGATTCAAGACTTAGTTGAAAATATCTTAGATAAAGGTAAAGGTAAACAAAAAGCAGAATCTGTACTTTCTAATTTCAAGAAAGCTCAAGATAATATTCTTGATTCTTATAAAGAAGAACAAGAAAGGTTAAGACTTGAAGCTCAAGAAACATATCAAGAAACAGTAGAGACTGTTCAAGAAATTATAAATAAAGGAGAAGTAAATGGTATCAAATTAAGTAAAAAAGATCAGAAAGATCTTTATGATGCTATTTTTACTCCTACAGAAATTGTAGAAGTACCAAACCCACAGACTGGAAAACTTCAGAAGATTAGAGCATCTAAGATTCAAGTTTTACAGAATGAGTTAAATAATGATTATGAGAAAATGATTTCTTTTTATCATTGGTTACTCAAAGGTGGTAAGTTTGACTTTGTAAAAGAGCAAGCTAAAGAAGAAGAACAAGATACATTAAGATCTCTTCTTCAAGGTAGACGTACTTCTCCTAACAGAAATAAAACTGAGAAATCATCATTAGATAATCTAATCAAAGATTTAAGAAGAACTTAGATCTAATCATTAAAAAAAATTATGAGACCTTTAGTAAGTAAATTTAAAGTACATGAAGAAAGTACAAAACATCTAAACTGGGCAAATTATGCTTCAGAGAATGTTTTGTTGAGAACCTATAACAAGGTTCAACCCTGGACAGATTTAACAGAACCAGTGCTAAAACACTTAGCTAGTGCAGCACCTTCTCTAGTTGCAAAGAGAACTCCCCTCCAAGACTGGTTAATGGGGAATGGTAGAGTTAAAATCATTGACACTGATGAGTTCAAATGGAGACTCAAAGGTGAAGGAGAAATTAAGGCAATGCAAACAGAAAATTTGTTTCCTGGTGTAGAAACTCCAGGTATTCAAAATACTGAGTTTGCAATTAAACTTAATGTTCCTTGGTTTGTAGAAGGAGACAGGCTTGCTCCAGATATCAGAAAAGAAATCCAAGTAATTGTAAAAGGATTACCAGTAGCTGACGGAACTGATTTTATTTATAACGTAGAATTAGTAGACAGAGATGGTAGATCTTATTTCCCACCAGAATTGTTAGAAGCAGGTATTAACTGGATCAAAATTGATGCTGTTTACTCTGAAGCTTCTAGAGGATATGGTAGTACTCAATTCTATGGAGGTTCTTGGTTGGAATTCCAAGCTTCACTTACTGATTATGGTAAGAGAGTTAGGGTATCTAACAAAGCCCATGAGTTAAACTTGAAAATGACTTTCTGCGATGACAAAGGTCAAGAAGTAAAGGATTATCCTTCACAGATTGTATCTTATATAGAGGCAGAGTTTGTTGCTCAAGCTAAATGGGAAAAAGAATTAGGATTATTCTATGGAAGGTCTGCAGGTAAGAATCTTATTGATCCTACTGTAGGATATCATAGAAGGATTGGTCCAGGTCTTATGGAATTCTTGGAAGATGGTAACATCATTCCTTACCCTATGAATGGAGGTTCTATAGACATGTTTGTAGAGTATCTCCAATCTGTATGGTTTGATAGAGTAGATCCTGCTCAAAGAAAAGTTACAGTATATACTGGACAAGGTGGTCTTACTCTTTGGAATAAGTGGATTACTGAAAAATATTCAGAGTCTGCAATTATATCCAAGTACGAAGATTATGTAGGAAAAGGTTCTTCTTTTGGAGCTAACTCTGGACCTGCAATGTCTTTGAAAAATCCTTACTTCAATGAGTATCAGATATTCCCTTTTGGAATTATCAGAGTTGAACATTGGCCAATTCTTGATTCTACATACTTAAATGGTGGTGTAGTACATCCTGAAACTGGTTTACCACTTTCTTCTTATGATTTCATTGTTTTGGATTATGGAATGGGTAATGGTGCAGGAGCAAATATTGAGTTAATGAAAAGAAAGAACCACGAAGTATTTACTTATATTTGTGGTACTTGGTCACCTGTAGGACCTATTGATGGAAGAAACAATAAATCAGGATTTGTTGCAACACACGAAGGTAGATATTATGAATTATTCCATACAGATAGTTATGGTATTAGAGTTAAAGATGTGAGTTTGACTGCGGTCTTCACAATGAATGTGATCTAAATATTTCTTTTATAGTTAGTTAGTCAGGTTTATCCTGACTAGCTTACTATAATATATAATCCCCATAGCCATTTTTTTTTAATTAAATATAAAAAATGAGCGAATTAGTAACAATTAAACCTAGATCAGGTAGTAGAAAATTTTCTTCAGTTGGTTCTATGACTACAGTGTACACAGAATCTAACGAAAATGGAGAAATAAAAAAAGAATTAAAATCAAACTTTGATGGTCAAAGATTTCCTGGTTCCAAGCCTTTCTTCAGAATTCCTTGGGGTCATAATAAAAGGAAATGGTTACTAGATGGGTTTGAAGAAAATTGCCAATCATTAAATGATCTTGTTAAAGAAACAAGATTGCAATATGAAAAAGGTAAGAATCAAGGAGAATATATACTTAAAGCTGATATTTGGGATCCAAATGATGCTTTTTTTACACATAGATCTGCGAGATTAATGACTAAAGAAGGTGAAATCTTATTAGATAAAGCCAATCCTTTGCATAATCTTATTTTAAGAGGTCTTAAAAAACATCCTTGGTTTGTAATAGGTGGAGAAGACAATCCACTTTTAACAGCTTCTGCCAGATATGTTATAGTTGATAAAGCTATTGATATAGCATCTAGGAAAAAAGCTAGAGCTTCTAAATTAGAAGTTATTAAACTTTATGAAAGTTTAACTAGTGAAAAGAAGAAGAAAATTGCAATGGCAATGGGATTAATCCCAAATGAGAAAGTTGATTCTGATGTAGTTGATGATATTTTATTTAAAGCTGCAGAAGATAATGTAACAAGAATTACTGATGCAAAGATGACAAGACAAGAACTGTTTGTTAAGTTTTGCAAAATGGAAACTGAAGATTTAAATCTTAAACACAGGATTCAGAAAGCTAAATCTCTTGGTATATTAAAGCGTCAACAAAATGTAGGATGG